GCGAAGGCGGATGCGCTGCTGAAGATGCTGACGACGCAGCGGGAGATGACGGATGCGGAGTTTGTCGCGGAGGTTTCTCAGCTGATGGGGCTGCCTGGCATGACGCCGGCGCTGGCCCGGGAGCTGCGCCAGCTGGGGCAACGCTATGAGAATGCGACCGATCCGGATGTGAAGCTGGTGCTGGCGGCGACGATGTTCGAGCGGGCGCATGAGGTGGTGCCGGCGGATTTCTGGGTGAAGGTGCGGGGGTTTGCTTATCTGTCGATGCTGTTCGCGCCGAAGACGTGGATTCGCAACGTGATCGGCAACCAGATCCAGTGGATTTTCAATGTGGGGCGGGATGCTGTGGTGGCGGGGATCATGGACCCGGCGATGTCGCTGCTCACCGGCCAACGGACGACGGCGGGGCTGAAGCTGGGTGCACGGCTGAAGGGTCTGCTGGCGCCGATCGAGGACGTGCGCCGCGGCTACCTGGCGAACAAGCAGTTCGCACCGGAGGCGAATTTCGTGAGGAATTTCATGGCGGGTGTGAATCACCTGCGGATGCTGTCGAAGCTGACGACGCAGAATAAGTTCGAGATCGCGGATGTGCGGGACGTGGGGGCGCGGATCTTCTCGAGCAAGTTGATGCGGGCGTGGGAGGGGACGCTGTCGATCGCGCTGGGCGCGGGCGACCGGGCATTCTGGATGTCGCAGTTCCGGGCGAGCCTGGCGCAGATGCAGGCGGCCGCGGAGAAGAATGGCGAGTGGACCGGACAACCGACGCCGGAAATGATCGAGGCGGCGATGGCGGAGGCGGCGTATGCCATTTACCAAAACCCGAACATCATCAGCGCAAATGCGAACAAGATCCGCGGGGCGTTGAATCGGTTGTCGACGTTCGGCAAGACGGATCAATACGGGCTGGGCACGGGGCTGATGGCGTTCACGCAGGTGCCGGGGTCGATCACGCTGCGCGGCCTGGTGGAGTGGTCGCCGCTGGGGATGATCCCGGCGCTGTATCGCGGGATGCGGGGGATTCTGTATGCCTCGTCGACGGGACGGATCGGGGCGAAGTTCGACCAGGCGGCGTTCAACAAGGAATTCACGCAGGCGCTGCTCGGCACCGGCGCGCTGTATGCGGCGGGATATTATTTGTATGCCCTGGGTATCGTGACGGCGAGCCGGGAGGACGATGATGACCTCGAGGCGATGCGTCGGGCGAGCGGCGGCGGTGCTTACCGGATCAATCTCACGGCGCTGCGTCGGGCGTTGCTCAGCGGGAATTGGTTCACGCGGCAGGAGGGCGAGCAGGGCGATGTGATCGTGCCTTACGATTGGGCGCAGCCGGTGGCAATCACGTTCGCCGCGGGCGCCGAGCTGGCCGCCCAGGTGGAGCGCTCCGGCCGCGAGCAGCTGAAGAAGAACCTGGCCGAGAAGGCGGGCATGGCCGCGATGAGCCTGGCCGCCGGCGCCAAGTCGCTCGAGGAGCTACCGCTGCTCAGCGGGCTCTCGTCATTTATCAAAACGTGGGGCTACGCCGGCCCGCTCGAGGCGACGACGGCGACCGTGGCCGGCATGCCGAGCCAATTCGTGCCGCAGCTGGTGCGGCAGGCGGGACAGATCAACGACAATCTGGTGCGTGAGACGCGGGGCGGGGACAGCGTGGTGCAACGGGAATTCATGCGCGTGCTGGCGAGCGTGCCCGGGTATTCGACGAAGTTCCCGGTGCGGTTCGACATCACCGGCCAAGCCATCCAGCGCTACCAATACGGCGGCAACTCGGTGATGAATGTTTTCTTCAGCCCGGCCATGGCGTCGGAAGTGAAGCGCAACCCGGTGCTGCAAGAGGTGTCGCGCCTGGTCGATACAACCGGCGAGACATCCATGGTGCCGCGGCAAGTCAAACGCAGCGCCAAGATCAACGGCGTCGACGTCGACCTGACGAACGAGCAGCTGGCCGCGTATTCGTATTACCTGGGCAACTTCACGATGAGTCACTTCGCCTGGCGCATGGCCGCGCCGGTCTATGCCCGCCTGCCCGACGAGATGAAAGTCAAGATGCTCGCCCAGGACATCACCGACATCGATGCGGCCGTGAAAAGCGCCGTGCTCGGCGCCGATCCGCGGCGATTGACCAGGAACCAAATGTTCCTCCGGCAAGCGCTCGTCAACAGCCCGCTCGGCCAAAGCGTGCCGCCGCGGTAAAACGTCAAACAGGCGTTTGAAACGGCTGCCCGAACCTCTGATGCCCAAATTTTAAGTGGCCCAACAAATGGCCCAACAGCCTATCCTACAGAGGAAATCCCCGCGTCCGTAGTCAGATGCTCTATCCAATTGAGCTATGGCTGCTTTTTAAGAAGTGGTGCGGGTAATTCGGGCCAGTTTTCTCTGATAGATTTTCTGATGCTGGCGCGTTTTTCTGCTTGCGTCCTGTTCGCCGTTGTTCGACCTTGTGCGTATGGAAGTGGCACGAGAAGTGGCCCAAGTGGCCCAGGACAAACGCCGACATACCGATGTGACGGTGTATCGGGAAGCAGGCTCGGATGTGTATTATTACCGGGTGCAAATTGGTGGGCGCCGTTTCAAACGGTCGACCGGCAAAACTAATTACAAGGATGCGGTGGCGCAAGCTAAAGTGATCCGCCGCGATTTGCAGGATGATGGCCAGGCGCGCTCGACGATGAAGCGCCCGGGCTATGCTTCGCTCGGCCAGGTGCTCAAGGTGTGGGAGGAAACGTCGGAGGCGGAGACGCGCAAGAATAATATGTCGGCGGTGCGCAAGTGGGTGCGTTCGTTTGCCGCGGGTGATCCGGATAATGTGTGTATGACGAAGTTGACCGGTGAGCGGTTTGAGAAGTATCTGCGGGCGTGGCCGGGCTCGCCGATGGGGCGCAAGTCGACGGGGGCGCAGATCCGGGCGGTGTTTGCTCCGGAGCCGATGCGTTGGTATGCGAAGGCGGGGCTGGTGTTGCCGGATATGGCGGAGTTGCGGGCGGTGAAGATCGCGGCGCGCCAGGCGGAGCAGCGGTTTGAGGGGTTCTCGCCGATTCCGGAGGATGTGTTGCAGCGGATGGATGCGGCGGCGGAGCGGCTACGCCGGTCAAAAAGTGCGAATCTACGCCGGCTGTGGGCGGTGTATGCGCTGATGCGTTGGTGCGGGCTGCGTAATATCGAGGTGGCGGCGCTGCGCTGGGAGTGGTTGGCGCAGGGGACGAAGGGGAAGTTGTGGAGGATCGAGCAGCGGCGGCTGGAGGATGGCACGTGGTTTTACCCGAAGGGGCGTTCGGGGGATGTGCCGATGCGGGCGGAGTTGCTCGAGCAGCTGGCCGCGGCGACGGATAATGGCAGGGGGTTCGTGATTCCGCGGACGAATCCAACGGAGGCGGAGGTGGTGACGGAGCGGACGATCAATCGGTTCGTGCGTCGGTTTATTCCGGATCGGAATAAGGGGGCGTATGAGTTGCGTAAGCAGTTTGGCGCGCAGGTGGCGTTGCGTGACGGGCTGGAGGTGGCGAGCCGGATGCTCCGGCATGGAAGTATTCAAACGACATGGAAGCATTATCACGCACTGTTGCACGAGCCGGCGCCGCTTTGATCTGCCTGGCGGCGGCGAGCTGTGCGACGCGGCCGGCGCCGGAGGCGCCGGAGCCGGAGCGGCATTATCGGTTTGCGGATATTCAGAGCATTCCGGCGAATGCGTGGATCGAGCAGAATCATGATGCGGTGGGGATCGCGCCGATGCGGATATGGGTGGAGACGCATGAGAGCGGTGTGCCGAAGCGGCCGGTGATCCTCCGGGCGCATGATCGGCTGACTGGAGCGTGGGAACAAAAGGTGATCGCTACGGTGCCGATGCCAGTGCGGATTTTGTTCGACCTGCGGCCGTGGCTGCCGCCGGATTATCCGCGGTATTGATTTGATATTGCACGACGATTAGCGGGCGGCGTAGGCTGCCGCGATGAAAGCACGGTATCTTGTCGCATTGTTGATTGTCGCGGCGCAGTGCGGGTCGGTGGCGCGGGCCGAGACGACGCTAGTGATCGAGGCGGCGCCGGCAGCCGATGGTCCGTGGCAGGTGGTGCCGATCGGGCCTGATGCGTTGGATCTCAAGGGCGGGATCGTGTGGCCTGGCTGGCCGGAGCTGAAGTTTGTGCGGGTGCGGGTGGTGCGGCCGGCGGTGGAGGTTGCGCACGTGGAGCCGGAGGATGAGCTGGTGGAGCCGGCGGTGGTGTGCACATGCGATGCGTGCACGGGCGTCGATGAGACGGAGGAAGGCCAATGAAGGCGATGTGGATAGCGATGTTGTTGACCGTGGTGGCCTGGGCGAGCTGGCTATGGCGCTACGATGTGCAGGTGATTCCTGTGAATGTGAGCGATTTTAATGACAATCAAGATGATCAGACTGTGTTGGGAGCGGATGGCGTTCTTTATCGCTTCGACACGCAAGATGGTTTGCTGACCCCGTGCAAATATAAAACGGGCGAGCTGTTCAAGCCGTTGGTGCCTAAGTCACCGGCGATCGTGTGGCAATGGGATCGATGGACGGCAACGGGCAGCGTGCGGCAGTTTGCCCAGGTGGATGCGGCGGGTCGAGTGACGTTGTCGCCGCTGCCGGACAAATGATTGGTTGATCAAAACCAAGAGCCGGGCCAAGGGCCGCGGATGATATTACCGTTGGTCGGCGCGGCTTGAACTATTTGGAGGTGCGGTCCGCAGCGCGAGCGGTGGGGTTTTCGGGGTGCTCTAGGGGATATTGCACGACGTTGGCGGTGTGTCGCGTGACTTTGCGGTGCCATCCTCGAGCTACGGCGTCGGTAATAACTTCCCTAGCATAGCCACCGCGGGTCAGTTCGCTGGAGGTGGCTAGTTTGCGCAGTTTTGCGTCGACGCTGGCGGGTATGGTGCACGCTATGTCGACGGAGTTTTTGCCAGCGCCGTGCCGCTTCAGCTTTTTACTGCCTGTGCGTTTCATGCGTTAAGTCTGGCATGGGAAAACGCAGGTTGCAAAGTTTTCCTTGAGTTCCCATGGGAAACATGGGAAATGGGATAAACAACCCATGGAAAAGTTAATCCCACTCACCGTGACGTTGCCGGAAGAAGTCCACGCAAAAATCCAAGAAGCGGCGCGAAGTCAGTATTTAAGCCGCTCTGCGGTCGTCCGGCGTTTGATCATTCAACAAGTTGAGCGCTTGGAAGCTCAACAAGCGCAGTTGCAACCGGAGGCCGCGGCGTGAGTGATTCAGATTTTCTTTTGCTGTGGCTGGTCGCGCTCAACGCGTCGCTCGGCATGTTTTTTTATTATGCGAACGCGTGGCTGAAAGGCGGCCGGAGATGATCGCGGCGCGCTCCTCCCGGATGCGTTCGAGCGGGCGCGGATCGCGGCGGCGCTCGAGCTCGGCGCCGCGGGCGCCGCGGTGGATGGTCTACGGCTTTTGCCCGCTGACCGGGCCATGGCGGCAGATCGTGCACGCGGCGACGGCCGCCGGCGCCCTGGTGAAATACGCGGCCGAGCACGATATGCCGCTCGATGCGTGCCACGTGCGGCCCGAGTGATCCTCCGCCCCCGTTTTCTTTTTTTTGTATGTCAAATCCAAGCAGCAAACAAACAACCGGCCAGGTGCCGCGATGCTTGACAGTTGCAGAGCTGTGCAAGGTCACAGGCTTGGGCCGAACAACCATCAGCCAAGCGCTGAACCGTGGTGACCTGGAGCATTATCGCATTGGCGCCCGGGTGGTCATTCCGGAGCCGGCCATCGTGTCTTGGCTAGAATCGCACCGCATCAGTCGCCGGCCGGTTCTCAGGACAGTAGCAGCATGAGTAAGTCGCCCGGCTCTTTGATTGAAGCAGCCGCGGATGCAGACCGCGCCGCCCCCCCGTTTTCTTTTTTTTCGGAGATAGAGGAAGCAGAGAAAAGGCTGGCTGAATCTGGAGAGTTCACCGGCGAGCGGCTTTTCCGTGATCGGCCTGGAGTTTATGCGGCTGTGGTTCGGATGATTGCCGAGGGCCAGAGCATTTCCGCAACGGCTCGGGCGCTTGGGATCTCAAGGAATACAGTGTGCGCAGTCCGCGATCGTGAGGGGTTTTCTGTAGAGCAGGAGAAAAAGCAACTTTTGCGGGATCTTCGCCGAGCGTCGCAGCTTGGAGTCGAGAAGGTTCTTGAGTTGTTGCCAGATACCAAGTCGGCCAAAGATGCAGCGATCGTCACTGCGGTCATGGTGGACAAGCAGCAGCTGATGTCCGGTGAGGCGACGAGTCGAGTGGAGCGAGTCGAGGTGAAGCCTGACCAGGTGAAGGCATTCCTGGATGCGTTGCCGGTGGTCGAGGTCGAGGAGCTCGAGGTTATTTCAACCGGTATTGCGCCGGAAACGCCCGGACAAAGGGCGGCCGCGGCGCTGCCGGCGGCGCCTTCGTCTGAGATAGCATCAGATGATATGCCTGCCGACATCTCTTATAAAGTTGTAGGTGGGACCACTCCAAGGACCACTGACGGCTTTGACACCCCCCCTCCCAGGGGGGGAGGGGGTCGGTCGACCGACTGTCCCCTCTCCGGGGTCATCGATCCCGAAAAACAGAATTTTGGCCAAAGGCCAAATGCTGGTCGACCAGCTGCCCGCGTCCCGGCCTTGGGGGACGGTGACGCGGGCGAATCTTTATGCAAGCGCACGAAGCAAACCAAGAAGGGCGGAGCGAAAGCGACCGCGAAGCAGCGAGCTCGATCCTCACAGAAGGTTCCGATTTCGCAAAAAAAGAAGGGGGGCTCCGGGTGCTGACAACCGCTGGAGTCAAAAAGATCGCCGAGGCGCTGCGCCGCAAACGCGAGCAGGAAGCGCCGCCGACGTTCGAGCAGGTCGACGTGCCCGAGCCTCCGGAAGAAGCGCCGGAGTGGCGTCCTGGTCCCGCGCCGGAGGTGGCCGTGGAGGAGCTGGACCCGGAAACCAAGGTCTACGCCAAGGCCATGCGGCACTACTTCAACCCGAAGCTCTTGGGCTGCGAAGTCGAGGGCAAGGCGGGCGTGGTCAACGTGCGCGTGCGTGACGCGTCGTTCTACCGGGCGGGCGAGCGGTTTGTGGTGAAGATGAATGACGTTGGTGAATGGGAGGCGGAGGCGCATCGCATCGCTCCGAAATACCGCTGATGTGGGAACGCATCGACAATCCCAAGTGCCTGCTCTGCGCCCGGTCGGCCGTGGTTCACACGGACATCGGGCACCTGTGCTGGCTGTGCCACAACAAGGTCAACCGCATGCAGGTCTGGCTGCTGCAAACGCTGCAATGGCGACCCATGAGCAAAAAAGAGGGGGCTGAACATGAGCAGAAGTGTCATTGAAGGAGCCGGGTGGGCAGTGATTGACCGATTGGCGGAAACCATGGCCAAAGCCCGGCCGGCGGCCGAGGCGACCGCCATTGCCCGCGAAAGCGACGGCAGCGTGCAGCTCGTGGGCTATCCGGGCTGGCGGCTGATCATCGAGCGCATTGAAAAAAAGAAAGGGGCGGCGTGAAGCGTATGAACGGCCGAATCCTCGAACTAGAGCCCGGCACCGTCGGCTACCAGCACTTCGACGCAGCCGCCATGAATCGCGCTCTCAACGCCTGGGCCAAGCGCCGCGGCATCGTCTGGGAGTCGCCGTTCCGGCGCTTTGAGCAGCAACCAAAGAAAAAAATGAAACGCACACCATGAGAATACGCACCGTCAAACCCGAGTTTTGGGCGCATCCGGTCATGAGCCGGTTGCCCTACGACACCCGCATCCTTGCCCTTGGCCTCCTCAACCTTGCCGACGACGAAGGCTACTTCGACGCCGATCCCGATTACATCCGCGGCGCGGTCCTATTCCGCGAAGATTCGTCGAATGTTCGTCGAATGCTCGACGAGCTTTCGCGCAGCGAGTGGATCACCCTTTGCGGCACGCCCGAAAGGCCCATCGGCCGCGTGGTCAACTTCCGAAAGCACCAGAGAGTCGATCGTCCGCAACCCTCTCGTCTCAAGCAATATGCGCTCGACGAAGATTCGACGAACGCTCGACGAGCCATCGACGATCAATCGACGCAGGAACAGGGAACAGGGAAAGGAAAGGATACCCCTATAGTCCCCGCAAGCGGGGACGGCCCGCCCGAGACTGATTCCTTGCTTCTTCGGGCCAAAGCCATCTTCCGCATGCGCCCCGGCACCCCGCTCGACCGCGGCCAGCGCCGCGCATGGAAGCAGGCCGCGCCGGCCATGGACTGCACGATCGAGCCCGAATGGCAGACGCTCGAGGCCTACTACGCCGCCGAGATCGCAAGTCGAGATGACATCCGCCGCCGGGATTTGGCAACTCTGCTGAACAACTGGTCCGGCGAGCTGACCCGCGCCGCGGCGTGGGCAGCCCGAACCGGCTTCCACCCCGAAAATTCGCAAAAAAAAGAAAGGGGGCGGCCGCCAGAAGGAGAGTGGCGGGATGCGTTGCAGGTTTTGCGTGAACTTCAACCCGAGCTTCTGGCCGACCTGGATGTAAGCGCGGTGAGATCGTGGAGCCAACTGCCGGAAGATCTCCAAGCCGCAGTTTTGAAAATCATCAACGAAGTTGAAAAGGAGGCAGCATGAACACAGCCGCATTCGCCGCGTGGGCGCTGTTGATCATTTTGATCATCACCATCCTCGTCCTCGTCTTCGACGACAACGACCCGCGCTTTCCATGAACCCTTTGACCGGACCGCATGGTGCGGCGGGAGATCCGCCGACCGGGAGCACTCGTGCACCGCATGAAACACGGACGGTCAACCTTACACCCATGAAAACCAACACCGAATCCCGAAGCTACACCGTCGGCAGCGTGACCTTCTCCGGTTACGAAAAATTCCCGCCGTATATCCAACCCGCGCCGAACGGCCGCGAGCTGGCCGAGCTCTACGACAAAGCGGCCAAGCAGATCGAGTTGCTCGTCCACGCGCTCAAGCTCTGCTGCCCGCTCACGCCCAGGGCCCAAGCCGCACGGTCCGCCGCCTTCGACGCCGTCATGGAGGACATGAAATCATGAGCATGACAACCTCCGTCGACCGCAAGATTGCGCGGGCCAATCCCCGCAACGCCCGCAACTACCGCGGCGTGCGCATCACCAAGAACATGCTGCTCAACCGCCCCGATCGCCGGAGCGTCAGCGGCACCGAGGCCACCAACTTCCGCGGCCGTGCCAAGGCCAAGCGCGTGCGCCTGCGCAAACTGCAACGCCAAGCCCGGAGGAGGCAGCTATGCCGCGCATGATCACCGCCGCCGCCCTCTGCCTGGCCTACGCCGGTTGCGCCGCGACGAGCTGGCGCCATACCGCACCGTGGAATTTTCCGCCGCTGCACGAGTGGAATGCGCCGTTTGAGACATCGTGGATCAACGCGGTCGACACCTACCGCTCGCTCACCGCGCCCCGCGGCCAGGTCTACGACCCGATCATGCGCAACTACCAGCCCGACCTCGGCTCCCTTTCCCATGAACCCTGACCCACAATTCACCATCATTCCCCTCTGGTCGAATGACGCCGAATGCGCCGTCATCAGTTGCGTTGTCAACAACGGCACCACCGCCCTCGACCTCGCCATCGACCTCGTACACGAAGACTGGTTCTTCGTCCCGATCAACAAAACCGCCTGGCTCACGCTCAAAGAAATGGGCGCTCGCCGTCAGCCCATCGACCTCACCACCTTCACCGAAGCTCTGCGCCAAGCCGGTCACTTGCAGAAAATCGAAGGCGGCCCCGGATTTGTCGCCTCCGAGTGGGCCCGCACCACCGGCATTCTCAGCACCCTCGAGCACTGGACCGATCAAGTCCGCGACTACTGGCGCCGGCGCGAAGCCGAGCGCATCGGCCGCGAACTCACGGGCCAAGCCCGCAACTTCCAAGACGCCACCAACGACATCCTCGACGCAACCGAAAAATCCCTCCTTGAGCTCCGGCGCGACACCAAAGAAGTCGGCCTCGTCCAGTGCGCCGACGCCATCAACGAAGCCCTCGCCAGCATCGAAGCTCACTATAAAAGCCGCGGCCAAGTCCTCGGCCTTACCACCGGTTTCGTCGACTTCGACCGCATGACCGACGGCCTCCACGGCGGCCAGCTCATCATCGTCGCCGCTCGACCCAGCATGGGTAAGAGCGCCTTCGCCTTAAACATCGCCGAGCACGTCTGCACCCAAAGCAAACTTCCCACCGCCCTATTCACCTTGGAAATGCCCAAGGTCGACTTGATGAAGCGTCTCCTCTGCTCCGTCGCCGACGTCTCGCTCGGCGTCACCAAGACAGGTTTTATGAGCAAGCAATCCGCCAGCCGCCTCATGGACGTCAGCGCCGACTTGAGCACTGCCCCGCTCTACCTCGACAGCACCCCGCAGCTTAACATCGCCAGCTTCCGCAGCCGCGCTCGCCGCGCCGTCGCCCGCAACGGCGTCCGCCTCCTCATCGTCGACTACCTCCAACTCATGAAAGGCGTCAGCAAACGCGCCAGCCAGGACCGCCGTCTTGAGATCGACGAGATCAGCAGCGGATTGAAAGCCGTCGCCATGGAATTGAACGTCCCCGTCCTCGCCCTGGCTCAGCTCAACCGCAGTGCCGACGAAGCCAGCGTCCCCAAGATCAGCCACCTCCGCGAGAGCGGCGGGATCGAGAACGATGCCGACGTCGTCGCCCTGTTGCACCGCCCCGAGCGCCTGACCAAAGACCCCGAGAAGAAAGACAAACTCGCCGGCCAAGCCTTCCTCTACGTCGAGAAAAACCGCAACGGCGGCACCGGCGACATCGAGCTGCAATTCAACGGCCCTCGCTACCGCTTCACCGGCGTCACGCAAAAGTTGTTCAGCAACAACCCCGCCGAACGCCAGACCAAACGCCCAGCGCCAAGTAGTCCCCAATACAAACCCAACAACTTCAACGACACCGACGGAGATTAAACAACACCAACACACACAACCTATGAACTACCACATCGAATACCGCAAAGACTGGAAAACCTGCACCCTTGTAGACCTCACCATGCAGCCCGGCGATAGCGAGGCCGACATGGAAATCATCGCAGTCAGCGACGTCAACAAGATCGGCGTCCGCCTGCTCAAGAACCGCCACGGCGGATTGTGGACCCACGAGACGCTGCCAGCGGCAGCCATCGAAGCCATCCACGAGGCGGGCAAAACCTATCCTATGACACGCAACACATCCATGTATGCCGCGCAATACGTCCTCAAAGACGTCCAAGCCTTCCGCAAATTTGTCGACATGGACGAAGTCGCTCCGGGATTTGCCGATTCCATCATTGCTGAACTGGTCGCTCATGCCCGCGGCTTAACCAAGGAGGCAGCATGATCGACCTTTACGAAATGATGCATGCCAAGACACCGAAGGGATGGAAACGCAACATGGGCGTGTTCGGCTGGAAAGGGAATGAATTGTTTATTCCGTGTGCAGCGGCCGGAATGAGCAACACCGAAGCCGTGCTGTTCGCTGGTTTTGACGGTGAATCCGTGGCGGCGGCCCGCGGCATTATATTGATCCGAATCGCGTGGGCCCGCAAAGAAAGACCTAAAAGGGCGGCCGTCTATGACGCGATCGAACAATGTGCCATCCAAGCCAAGGAGGCGGCATGAACATTGTCCTCCAGCCCAAACTCCAGCGCGTGCCCATCCCGTCTATGGAAGACCTACGCGGTCACATTGCCATCACCATGCACAAAGGCCAGTGGGACGGCCTCCTCGCCGCGGCTTATGCCGAAGGCGCCACGCTGCTTGAGGTCGGCGCCATGGACGCCATCACCGCGGCTTACCGCAAGCCGCAAAAAACCGAATCCCTATGAGCCACCAAGAAAAGATCGAACGCATCAACGCCTCGATCAACACCAGCGAGACGTGGTCGCAGCGCTGGCAGATCGAGCGCGAGCACAACGAGCGCCTGGCTGCCGAGGCGGAAAAAGTCCGCACCGGCGTCCTCGAGCTCAAAGCCCGCGCCATCCAGCGCTACACGAACAACCAGCAATACGCCACCGAGGCCCGCACCGCCGGCGATTCCCGCCGCGCCGAAGTCTACGAGCGTATGTGCACCGTGCAGAGCGGCATGGTCCGCGCCCTGGACGACGTGCTCGAACTCATGGACGCCGTTTCCCGCGAACCATGAGCGCCGGCAAAGGCGACAAACCGCGTCCCGTCGACGGCCCGACCTACCGGGCCAACTACGACGCCATCTTCCGACGTCCCATGACGGAAATCCCATCTCCCATCTCCAAGCTCCCAGCTCCCGGCTCCGCGCTTTCATATCCCGATTGGGTTTGCCGTCCGTGCGGCTGGCAATACGGACGCTTTCCCAGCATGGACCGCGTCTCCGCCTGGCACGAAGGGACGTGCGGCATCTGCGGCCAGCGCGGCCCCGTCACCGAACCCCGCGACTTTGGCCATCTGCAAAACCTTCCAACTTTATCATGAATACATACCAACCAAAACCGAACACTTGGAGATTGTTCCAGAACACCCGCAAGACCAACGAAACGCAGCCCGACTACACCGGTAGCGCTTTCCTGGAAATGCCCGATGGCACGACCAAAGAATACCGCTTGAGCGCCTGGAAGCGCGTCAGCCGGAGCGACGTCAAATTCATCGGCGGCTTCATCAAGCCGAAAGAAGACCAGACGCCCAAGCTCATCGACGAAGCACCGGCCGCCGGGGCAGGGGACGAGACGCCATGGTAGTCCTCCTTCCGCTCGAGCCACCGTGGCCCATGATGACCCCGCACGGCGAGGGGACCGCCTTGGTCATGCTCCATCTCGGCACCGACCACAACTGCCAATTCGGCATCCGCATCCGCGGCGGCCATTTCAAATTCTACTGGCAGCCCGACGTCCGCCTCATCGGCAATCCCATGGACGGCCACGGCTACGACCTCGATCTGCCGGAGGATTGGCCAAAGGAATGAAAAAAACAGAATTAGAGTCTGTGTTGCAGGCCATATTTGATTGCTTACCTGGCCATCTAGAAGCGTGGCGCCAAGAAAGAGCAAGGAACATTGGCAACTTCGATATGCCTTTTGGAAAATATAAAGGCAAAAGCATCAATAATGTTCCGCTGAAATATCTGGATCAAACCATTGGGACGTCCGGGGACGCATGGTTTGTCAATGCGGTGCGCCAGTTTGTCGAGAGTTGCATGGAAGTAGCCATGGACAAGTTAGACATGAGCACCGTTCCAAACATGAGCTGGTGCCAAATCATAGAGGCAATCAATGAAGTAGAGCCTGACTGGCAACCCTGGCAGCCATGATCTTCACCCCGCACCAAGTCCACGAAGCGCCCGAGCTCCTCGGCAAAGATGCCGCGGGGAATATCCTCGTGCGTTTCAAGGACGGCGTGCGGCGGATGACGTCCGACCAGCTCCTCGAATTCCACCGGCTTTACGAGGAGCGTATCCGGCTCGAGCAGGACGACCCGTATCGTTACGGCTACATCATTCCGATCTGGCAGACGGCCGACCGGCAATTTGCCGAGCTGCGTGAGCAATTCCCCAAAGGCGTCACCGAGCTCCTCATCCTCGGCGGCAACCGCGCCTCCAAGTCACGTTACCTGGCACGCCGCGCCGTCGAAGTGCTGGTCAACACCCCGGGCGCGAAAGTCTGGTGCCTGCAATCCACCGAAGCCTCCTCGATCCAAAACCAGCAGCCCTATCTCTGGGAATACCTGCCCGCGGAATGGAAGCCCGCCGCCTCCGGCAAAATGCGCAAAGGCGTCACGACGAACGTGACCTATTCGCAGAAAGGGGGCTTCACAGAAAACAGCTTCGTGTTACCCAACGGCAGCCAGTGCTGGTTCAAGTTTTACTCCATGGACGTCAAATCCGTGGAAGGCGCCGAGTTGAATTACGCCTGGGCGGACGAGCTGGTCAGTCCTGAGTGGATCGAGGCCCTGCGTTTCCGACTCATCACCCGCAACGGCGAGCTGGCCGTCGGCTTCACCCCGATCCTCGGCTACACCGACACCGTGGCGGAATACCTCGCCGGCGCCGTCACGCTCGAGGACACCGAGGCCCCGCTCGTGCTCGACA